CTGAATAAGAAAGATCAAAAGATTGATAGTACACCTAAGAATACACTTCAAGGACAAGGAAAGAATACAAAGTATTCGAAAACAAGTCGGAATTCCGCTCGAAAAAAGTATCGAGGCCAAGGACGCTGATTTATGCTTCAACTTAATCCTCCAATTCCATTATTGACACCAAAAGGCAAAGGTTGGGCTTTCTTTTTGATTGATCGTTCTCAAGAACATGATCTCGAATGGGTTGTTTTTTTAGATGATGGAGGAATATGTTGGACTTTTAAAAATTCAGACGTAAGAATACAAAAAAACCACACTTTACATCGAGATACAATTTTAGATTTTAAAGATACTAAATAAATTTTTATTTTCATAAATATTGGAAAAGTTTTCTATGGGTAATCACCTCTTATTAGAGGTATATGATGTCAAATATAATATTTTAAATAATGAAATGCCTCTTTTGGAAACAATCAAAAGAGGCATTTCTCGTGCGAAGATGAATATTTTAAATATCTTTACTCATAAATTTGAACCACAAGGTCTTACGATTGTAATTGCATTAGCAGAAAGTCATTTTTCGGCACATACATGGCCAGAAAAAGGATGTATTGCGATAGATATTTACACTTGTGGAGAAGGAAATCCAAAAATTGTTGCTTTAGAATTACTTAAATACTTGAATTCTTATAATTATACCTTTCGTAATTTGAATCGTTAAATATAATTGGAGATAGAAACCTCCTCAATAAAAGTTCTGTTTTATTTTTCAAAACAGGAGTCAACAATGTCGAATTTAAAAGTAGATAGAGACAAAAATTACATGTATGATATGTGGGGCACTACCAACTTGATTACTGACTATAAACCAGAACCAGAAATAAGAGTAATTCAAGAGTTTATGAACGATCAAGCACCAAAACATGATTTGAAAAAACAAACTAATCTTCACGAAATAATTCGTAATGATAATGATTACGATGATTGGGAATATGGAACTGAACCAAATTATGGAAAAACTTGGTAAAAAGTATTATAGATATATAAAAGAGCAAAAATTTGAATGGCAGTAACAATTTCTCGTAGTTTTAAAGACATAAGTTTGTCTTTTACGAGGCATCCAGTTACAAATGACCTTTTAGTCCTCAAAAATGAGGATGCAATTAAAAGGTCCGTTATAAATTTAGTTAGAACTCGTCTTGGTGAAAGATTTTTTAATGATTTATTGGGAACATCGGTAGAAGGTTCAATGTTTGAATTGCAAAATTCAGGCATAAGTTCATTTCTACAAGAGGAAATCACATCATTGTTGAATAATTTTGAACCTAGAATTAAATTAAGAACTGTTTTTATCGATGAACCAGCAGATACAAACGAGTTAAACATTAGTATTTCTTATGATATTGTTGGATTACCATTTCCAATACAAAATATAGAATTTATCTTACAACCAACAAGAGTATAATGTCCTTCAATCAGTTTACAAATTTAGATTTTAATGATTTGCGAACTCAGATTAAAGATTATCTGAGGGCAAATCCCAATTTTACTGATTTTGACTTTGAAGGATCTAATTTTTCAGTTTTAATTGATCTTCTTGCTTATAATAGTTACATTACATCATACAATACTAATATGGCTATCAATGAGTCATTCATCGATAGCTCTACATTAAGAGAAAATGTAGTTTCTTTAGCAAGAAACATTGGTTATGTACCAAGATCCATTAAATCTTCAAAAGCAAAAATTAGTTTTAGTGTAGATGTTAGTAATATCAATACAAGATTAGTAAAATTGAATGCTGGCGTAGTTGCTTTAGGGTCAGTTCAAGGTGGAAATTATATTTTTTCAATCCCAGAAGATATTTCCGTTACTCCAGATAGTAATGGGATTGCAACATTTGATAATGTTGAGATTTATGAAGGAACTTTTTTAAGAAAAACGTTTAATGTAGATAATTCGCAAGCAAATGCAAAATATATCTTACCAAATGCAAATATTGACACCTCAACAGTTAGAGTTTCTGTTACTGGCACCACAACAGAAAACTATGAACCATATACAAATATTTTTACAGTAGAATCAAACTCAAAAATCTTTTTAATTCAAGAAATTGATGATGAAAAATATCAAATTTTGTTTGGTGATAACATTTTTGGCAAAAATCCAGAAAATGGTAGTACAATTACCGCATCATATATTGTAACGAATGGAATTGATGGTAATGGTAGTGCGAATTTCACATTTTCTGGCAGTTTAACCTATACAGAAAAAGGAATCAATAAACCAATCACCTCCGGTACATCTCTTATTACGACCCAACAAACCTCCCAAAATGGAGATGACATTGAATCTATAGATACTATCAAATATCTTGCCCCAAGGGTCTATGCATCGCAATACAGAGCAGTTACGTCAAACGATTACACAAGTCTAATTCCATTTTTATATTCAAATGTTGATTCCGTAAGTGCATATGGTGGAGAAGAACTTAATCCTCCACAATATGGAAAAGTTTACATCACAATTAAACCAAAAAATGGAGAAATTCTGTCTGATGTTACAAAAAATTCAATCAAAAATAATTTAAAGAAGTATACAGTAGCAGGAATTAAGCAAGAATTTATCGATTTGAAATATTTGTATGTTGAATATGATTCTACAGTATCATATGACTCAAGTTTCATATCAAACAAAGAAAATCTTCATACAAGAATTCAATCGACAATTGATTCATATTCAAAATCTTCTGATATTAACTCCTTTGGTGGAAGAATTAAATATAGTAAGTTGATTTCATTAATTGATAATGTAGATAAGGGCATAACTTCAAATATTACTCTTTTAAAAATGAGAAGGAATCTTTCTCCTGCATATAATATACTTGCCAACTATGAATTATGCTTTGTAAACAAATTCCATTCAGATGTTTATGGATTTAACATTCGTTCAACATCATTTAGAATAAGTGGAGTTGGTGGCGATATATATTTGACCGATCTTCCAGATGATTCCGCAGGAAAAAAAGGAAAAATTAAATTTTTTACTTTAATCGATGGATCTCCAAATTTCATTAATAATAATGCAGGAACAGTAAACTACGAAAGAGGAGAAATTATACTATATCCTGTAAATATTACATCTACATCATCTTCTGTTGGAATTGAGATTGAAGTTGTTCCAGATTCTAATGACATTATTGCAAAAGAAAATCTTTATATTGTTCTAGATACTACAAGTAATAGTTTACTGAATCTTATAGAAGATCCTATATCCTCTGGGTCAAACAAATCTGGAAATTCTTACATCCCACCTTCTAGTTTCACAAGCAATAAAAAGTATACGAGATAAAGATGACAGAAAAAAAAGTTAAAATTTCAAATATTATTGAGAATCAAATTCCAGAATTTATCAATGAGGAAAATCCTTTATTTAAAGAATTTTTAAATCAATATTACATTTCTCAAGAATTTGATAATTCTATTACAAATCTAGCAGAAAATATCCCTTCATACAAACATATTGATACTTATAGAAATGCCGGATTATCCACAATTTCTATAAGTTTGACCTCCAATGTATTGCCATTTGATGATACAATTGAGGTAACCACAACTATTGGATTTCCGTCAAAATATGGGTTACTGAAAGTCAATAATGAAATTATAACTTATACTGGCATTACAACAAATTCTTTTACTGGTTGTATTCGTGGTTTTAGTGGTATTTCTAAAATTGAAACTGAAGGCAATCCAGAATTTTTAACTTTCGGTTCAACTGACGCAGAGGAGCATTTCTCTGGATCGTTAGTTAATAATTTAAGTTCTATATTTGTACAAGAATTTTTCAAAAAATATAAATATCAGTTTTTACCCGGATTTGAAAATAGATCTTTTACTCCTGGTGTATCTATTGAAAATATTTTAACTAGAGCAAAAGATTTTTATAGTTCAAAAGGAACTGATAGTGCTATTAAAATCTTATTTAAAATTTTATTTGGAAAAAATGTTCAAATTATAAAACCATTTGACAATACAATATCTCCATCAGAAGCGGAATGGATAAGTGTTGATGAAATGATCGTAGAATCTTTGGATGGAAATCCGTTAAATCTCAAAGAAACTACCATATATCAAAATTCTTTTGATTTACCTAGTGCAAACGGAACAATATCGAATGTGGAAGATGTTTATTTGGGAAATAAAAAATATTATAAAATCAGTTTTCCGAAATTTACCATCAATGGAAATTTTTTAATTAGTAATAAAACTAAAGTAATTGTCAATACACCATCCTCTGATGTTACTACTGTAGATTCCACTATTGGATTTAAAGATTCTGGTAATTTTTATTATTTG